TAATGAATCTGTCTAGCTTTCGTTTGGCGAACGGTGCAGAGGTTTCTGTCAAAAATACCTACGGCGCACACATAAAGAAAGATAACCAGCAAGAAGCTTTTGATTGGTTACGAGCGCATGGGCATGGCGACATAATCAAAAACACCGTGTCAGTCGATTTTGGGAAAGGTGAGGACAACGAGGCGAACGCCTTTCTTGCAGAAGCAAAGCAGCAAGGGTACGAGCCTGCACAGAAGACTTCCGTTCATGCACAGACGCTGGTGGCGTGGGTGAAAGAGCGGTTGGAAAAGGGAGAGGAGATCGACGCTGATCTTTTCGGAGTATGGACAGGCCAACGGGCCACAATTAAGGGGAACTAAATGAGCGATGATAAAAAAGAAATTGCAGAGAAAGCAAAGACAGCGGTAGCTGAAATGGACGTGTCCATGTTTGAGGCCGACGCTGGTGCTGGAATGCAAATGGACCAAGAAGATTTGGCACTACCATTTCTTAAAGTTTTGTCTGCGATGGACCCGGGGCTACAGTCTGGTGAAATCGATGCCAAGGCCGGGGACATTTACAACACCGTAACGGGAGCTGTTTATCCCGGCAAAGAAGGCGTAAAGGTAATTCCTTGTGCGTATCAACGCCGGTTTATTGAGTGGTCACCACGCGGCCAAGGGTCAGGTGCGCCGATCAATATGTACAGCCCGTCTGATGACCGCCCGGAGACCGAGCGAAACCCAGACGATAACAAAGACTACGTGAAAGGCGGAGACGGTTCCTACATTGAGGAAACGCACCAGCACTACGTTGTTATTGTCGAGTCTGACGGCACGTACAACACGGCTCTGATACCAATGAAGTCCACCCAGCTCAAGAAGAGCAGGCGTTGGAACTCAATGGTTGCGTCACAGATGATGCACAACAAGGACGGCGTGGCGTTTCAACCACCTCGATTCTCTTTTGTTTATAACTTGAAGACGCTTCAAGAGAAGAACGACAAGGGTTCGTGGCACGGCTGGGACATCACCCGCGAAAGCGAGGTTGGTGACGCCGGTATCTACCGTGCAGCAAAGGCTTTCTCTGAGTCCATCTCCGCCGGGGATGTAGTAGTTAAACACGTCCAAGACGGGGCGGATGACGAGGATGACGCTCCTTTCTAAGGAGCCAAACGGCTCCGGTGAAGTCGTTACGGGAGGGTCGGTAGCTCTCCCGATCACCGCGTTTGTCAGCGAGGCGTTATGGATTATATACGATTTTCAGGGATTTTCGACGGGTTAGAGCAAGCATACGGCACTTACCAAGTTGAAAGAAAACAGAACAACGGGAAGTCTACCGGCAAAGCGACGGTAGTTAAGAAACCCCGGACTGCGGAATTGTGGCAAGGTCATCTTTCTGGTGAGGGCCAGAGCATTGGCATCATACCGATCAACGAAGACAACTCCTGCAAATGGGGTTGCATAGACATAGACCAGTACAATTTTGATCACAAAGCATTAATTAATAAAATTCGGCAACTTAAACTGCCTTTAGTGGTTTGCCGCTCTAAGTCTGGAGGCGCACACATCTTTTTGTTTACCGACGATTGGGTGCCTGCCAAAGACATGCAAGAGGTTTTGACCCACTTGTGCGCTGCGCTAGGTTATGGCGGCAGCGAGATATTTCCGAAACAGATTACATTGAACCTAGATCGTGGCGATGTGGGTAACTTTTTAAACACCCCGTACTACGATGCAGAAGGCGGTTTGCGGTACGCATTCAATGACGATGCGACTGCAGCTACGTTAGATGAGTTTTTTGAGCTGGTAGATACGCATGTGCAAACGCATGAGCAGATGCTGGCTTTAACAGTCGATGAAGACGAGACATTGCCCGTGCCTGACGGACCACCTTGTTTACAGATTCTTTGTCGAGAAAAGATAGGGGAGGGCGCACGGAACAACGGTTTGTTCAATCTGGGGGTTTATTTACGCAAAGCGTACCCGGATTCATGGGAAGGGGAGATCCTTAACTACAACATGCAGTACGTTGATCCGCCGCTGCCACTAAACGAAGTAAACATCGTAGCAAAGCAGCTCCAGAAGAAAGATTACGCCTACAAGTGCAAAGACGCGCCTATCAATGCGTACTGTAACCCGGAGTTGTGTCGAACACGTAAGTTTGGGATTGATGCTGCAGTGAGCGGCATTCAGATCGCTAACCTTCGTAAGTACAACTCGGTTCCACCAGTTTGGTTTCTGGATGTGAACGGTCAGCCGTTGGAGCTGGCAACCGATGATTTGATGAATCAGGCGGCTTTTCAGAAGGCTTGTGTGGAGCAGTTAAATTTCCTGCCTAGAACGGCCCAGAAAGCTGTCTGGGAGCAAAGAATTAACGGGCTGCTCAGTGACATGACAGACACAGAAGGCTCCATTGTGGAGGTCTCAGAGGACGTTAGCATTACGGGTCAGTTTGTAGACCATTTGGAAGAATTTACTACGGGTATGCAACGCGGGGAAGACAAGGAAGACATTCTTCTTAGACGGCCTTGGACAGATGAAGAAGAAGAGATTACTTACTTTCGATTAAAAGATTTAGAAGGGTACTTGGTTAAGGCGAATTTTAAAGTTTACAAATCGCACCAGTTGGCTCAGAGGCTGAGAGATTTAAACGGAGAAGCCAAGCAGTTAAGGGTTAAGGGTAAGACCATCCGGGTCTGGTCCATTCCAGCTTTTGCTGTGGGCGAAACCTCGGTTAAGACGCCTCAGTTTACTAACGACGAGGAAGTTCCGTTTTGATGCGGATATTTGGTCCCCCGGGGACGGGCAAAACCACAACGTTGTTGGACATTGTGGATAAGTCTTTGTCAGCCGGGGTGCCGTCTCAACAAATGGCTTTCTTTGCATTTACACGCAAGGCTGCTAACGAAGCCAAGGAAAGGGCTTGTCAGCGGTTCGGGCTTGATCCTCGTTCTGATTTACCGTATTTCAGGACAATGCACAGTCTGGCTTTTCACCTAACTGGTTTGAAATCAGAGCAGCTCATGCAGTCAGAGCATTACAGGGAGATTGAGTCCCGCATTGGTTTTGAGCTGGTGTCTTCTGCAGCTCGTCAAGACGAGGTTGATGAAAACTTGTCCAGTGCATTAAGAAAAGAATCAGAAGTGTTGCGGTTGATTACACTGGCGCGGTTAAAGATGATGCCGCTTCAGCAGCTTTATAATCAATCCAGTATTGAACAATCGTGGCGTGAAGTGGATTACGTGGCTAGGGCAGTTGCAGAGTATAAAAATATTCATGGGCTGTACGATTACACGGACATGTTGGAGTTGTTTTCTGAGATGGGGCCTAACGTATGTCCTCGGTTTAAGATATCTATGCTGGATGAAGCTCAAGACTTATCTCCGTTGCAATGGAAAATAGCTCACGTGATCGATGACAAATCAGAACGCATGTATTGCGCGGGCGATGATGACCAAGCGATTTATGAGTGGGCCGGGGCGGACGTCGAGCATTTTATTAATTTACCGGGCGGCTCTGAGGTGTTGGAGCAGAGCTATCGTATCCCGGGGAACATCCACTCGTTGGCTGAACGCATTTCCAAGCGAATAAACCGGCGGTTTCCGAAAACCTATTTGCCACGAAAGGATATGGGTCGGTTAGAGACTGTGCAGACGATTGAAAATTTAACGTTTGAGGAAGGATCGTGGCTGGTTTTGGCGCAGGCTCGTTACTTTATGAACCCGGTGAGAAACTTTTTAAAACAACAAGGTTACTTTTTTGAGGCGGACGGTCACCCTAGTCTAACGTTAAAAATCCGTACCGCTTTGGATGCGTGGCAAAAGCTACAGAAGAACGAACCGATCAATCTGACGTCAGTTAAAACACTTTATGCCTACATGACAGGAAACGGTGTGCGTGTAGCCCGGGGCCATAAGCGTATACTTGCGGATGACGATGAGATGTTTACCTTTGCGCGTTTAAAAAATGAATTTGGTTTGCTGGCGACATTAGACATGGACTGGGAGACAGCACTGGATAAGCTGCCCGATGTAGACCGGGCATATATCAACGCCTTGATACGGCGGGGGGAAGATTTAAATGCAGCTCCTCGCATTCGATTGTCCACGATTCACGGGGCAAAAGGGGGCGAGGCCGATAACGTCGTGTTGTTTACAGACCTGACTGTGGCGGCGGAACAAACGCTTGAGACTAACCCGGATGCGTTGCATCGTGTTTTTTACGTGGCTGTGACACGCACCAGAGAAAATTTATTTACGGTATCCCCCGAGAATTTTTACAGGAGTTACCCATTATGAAATCGTTAGAAGAACAGATTGCAGGCGAACACTACAAGAATCAGAAAATTCAACCCATTGAATACATTCTGGCAAACGAGCTGCCTTTCATTGAAGGCAACATCGTTAAATA